CATGCCAATAAATTTCAATCCATCATAATCAAATACGATTGTAACCGCAACAGGTCCATAGTTGGCAAACTGTGCAGTCCACCCTGCTTGTATCAAATCAACAAGCGCACTGTGATCTAGATTTACGCCGCTGGCTCCGCCGTTATCAGTTGCTCCACCAACCCCTGTCTCAACAACAAATTGATAACCCACTTGTGATATTGTGGATGATTTAATTGTACCCGGAACTGTCAAGTTACCATCTGAGCCAAAGGTCCAAAAATGCCCAGCAGTACCATAGGTGCCAATACACACTTTCCCGTCTGTTGCAATCTGCACAAATTGATTGTCATCGCCTAGGAATAAATCAGTGATTGTGAGATCGCCTGAAGTTAGGTGTAGGTGATTGCCGTCCGGACTAGGGACTGTGGGATATATTCTTAACAGTTGATTACTATTAATGACGTTACCTGGTTTGATCTCAACGGCTTTACCATTACCAAAGCCAGGTGCATTAGGAGTGTCATTGATAGTGCTACCAAATGGTAATGTTAATATACCATCTACGGCAAAGTGCCAATTCTTATCACCAACATCGAGGTTAATCTGTAGCCCGTCAGCCCACCCCCTATGCAAATTGTCATCTATCGGCTCATTACCAACTGTGATGCTGACGTTTGGTCCGTAACCTGAGACATTAGCACGAATGCCACCGTACCATAAGCCAACATACTCGGAAGTGTCATCGGCCCATAGCACACTATCGCCGTCTTTCCATGTGCCAACCCATAGGTTGCCGCTTAATTCCAACATTCCGTTAGCATCAAATGTAACACCACTGCCGCCACTTGCGTATGATAGATTGGCCCAGACATTAGCACCATCACCATACTTTACTTGATTAGTTGTGATATCTAATCCTGGCTCACCATCAGCAAGTATGGGATTTACATTATTCCAGTTTTCTGTCGTATCTCTTCTTAGCTGAATCTTATTGGCCATATTATGCTCCGCCACCGTTTAAGGAATTAGTGTATCCGCTGCCTGCGCCAGCGCCATCAAATACAGTGTCTGATGGTCCAAATCTTGTGCTGCCAAATCCACCATCAGCAAACAGCAACCCAACGTCGTAGATGGAATATGCGCCGCCGCCATCAATGTCGATGTTCTGTAGTGTGATTGACTGGCTTGTCAATAGGTTATTGTTGTCTGTAAGTTGACTGATGTCTGTTGGCAGTTCAGTGAACCACGCTGCTCTAACACCGTCAGCACGTTGATAAGCACCTCCATGTGGCAGTCTTACATTTTGATTCTCTGCTGTTCTAAGTAGGTTTTCCCAAGCACCGTTGATGTATGCCTGTATCTCCTGTAGAGCAGGATGATAAATTATGTCGCCTGGCTTGCCAATCACAGTGTTTGGAATCACACTACCAAGATTTAACGGACTATTAACAATGTTTACGCGGTTAACAGCATTTAGATTTAAATCTGTTGTGCTATTAAATTCAGGAATGCCTGCTGCTGTTGAACTGATCGTTCCTGGAATTACAGTATTACCATTTGAGTAAAGTTTTAGAGTATAATCGCCTGCTGAGAGTTGACTGTTGAGAACAGCGCCGCTGACTGCAACACCGTTTACATAAAGAATAGAATTACTTGCTGTAAGTGCCACTCCGTTGATGTTAACATTACTGTCAACTGATACGTTAGCAAACATAACATCATCAGTTGTGTTTAGTGATTGATTAAATGTATTGTCTTGTCCAACAGCAGTACCGTCTAGATATAGATTACCATTAAGAACAGTAATTACAGTCTCACCAATAGAAAAGCCAGCTGTTGCTAAGTTACCTACTTCAACATTTCCAGTAATAAAAATACGATTAGTTGCATTTAGTCCAGCAATTGTTTGATCAATTACATATAAGTTACCGAGGTTAAAATTGCCAGTACCGGGCGTACCAGATGCGTTCCACTTAACACCATCCCAAATATAAGTCACGCCATTAGGCGCTTCGTAAGGTGTGCCTACTGTTTGCGGCTGGGAAGGGAAAACTAATGCCATGTTCTAAATCCTAATAGTTATATTTACCCGCTATTATTCTTTTATTAGTTGTAATCTTGAAAAGGATGATTAGAACTATTTGGAGTCTGCCCAGTGTCCCCAATGCAAGTTCCTTGGAACATCCATGTGCCAATAGAATTAAATTTAATAGCTTTAACTTTAATATAGCTACCAGCTTTAGCATGATGTTGACCTAGAAAAAGATCACATGCTGTTGAAGTTGTTGCTGTTGCGTTGTGTAATTTTCCTGTTGTAGCATTATCAACTCCAACAAAAATACTACCTCTGAATACATCAGTTGTTGCTCTAACTCCTGTGTAATAAGATTGTATATGAATTTGGCCTGCATCTACGGCAAAATAGAATTCAAAAGTTGAACCTAACATTGTTGAAGTAATTCTAGGTAACCTTAATACACCAACATCAGTTTCTATAGTTATTAACTTACCAGCATCATTGAACACTGATAATTGTTTTATGCTTCCATATAATGAGAATTGTTGTCCTATAGATCCTATTCCTGATAAGTCAGTTATAGCACTAATTACTCCATACTCGTTAATAACAATCGTTTCATTATCAACTTTAACACCACCTAATTTAGTATCACTTGCTTCTGGCAGTGTATATGTTGTATTTGGGGCAGCATCAACCCAAGCATCTTGATAATAGATATATGTACGGCCACTGTTAGGATCGTACCATAATGTTCCAGGTGTTGGATGTAATGGAGGATTCATTCCATATTGAGGAGTAGCACCAACTAATTCAGTACCGCCAACTGTGATGCCATCCATAACATAGACTTTACCTGAAATATCATCAACAACAAGCTCACCGTCATGGCCAACGAATTGGTTAATTGGAAGCTTACTGATTTTACCGTAATAGCGTCTTAGCATGATTCAATGATCCCAGCGTATCATATATTTAACTGATTTTGTTGTTTTCTAAAAGCATAGCAGTTATGTGTGCAGCGCAACATAATTTCACTTGCGTTGAAATAAATACTTGTATATAATAAGGAGAAAGAGGAAATGAAAATGTTTTTAGATCAAATCACTGCGGCTATAGACTTTGTATATGATAGCGTTAAAGAGGCTAGACTAGCTCAGAGAGCATATCAAGAGTTATCTCGTTTAAATGACAGAGAACTTGCTGATCTTGGACTTAGTCGCAGCGATATTATTCGTGTAGCATATAAGTTAGATCAATAATAAAAAAAGCTTTAGGCCTTTTTTATTTTAATATAATTTTTTTAATTAAACTACCATTCAATGATGCTGTCTTCTTATAAGAAGCATATGTTTTCTTTGCTGCGTCTTTTAAAGTATTTTGATCAGTGATACTTAATTCTCTAATAGTTACACCGTTAGCTGCTGCATTTTCTTCAAACTTTGCAGCATCGTCAACACTCCAAGATCTTTCCATTTTAGCTACTTTCTTAGCAGCAATATTGAAACATTCTTGTTGAGATGGTGTTAAGCTATCCATAAATTTCATACTTGCCATAATAGTAGTCATATACATACTATGATTAGTTTTTAATATATTTTTTCCAGTAAATCTAAGATATGTAGTTTCAATTGATGCTATATGATCAACTTCTGCTAAATCTTCCTTATCTAAATCTGACACTCTTACAGCTGGAATACCTAATTTATCAAAAAATGCAATTCCTGTCTTAGTATAAGAAAACATTTTTATCTTTTTAAGATCTTCAATTGATCCTACTGGTTCAGTAGACCCAATAATACGATATCCTCCACTATAAGTGAAACTAAGTCCAACGATATCTCTATTTTTACTAATATCAGATAGTAATTCATTTCCTATCTCATTATCTAATACATCACTAACATGATCATGATCTCTAAACAAGAATGGTAAATCCAATCCTACAAAATCACGAGAACAATAAGTACCTACATATGACACAGGAGTTTGTGTCATTTCAAACTCACCTGCTTCCAATGTATCAAATAATTGACCCCATTTATTTCCAAATCCTTTATGTGAAATTGGACGGCTATCGTTGCTCAAACTGTTGTTAGGAACACCATCATCTTCAAGATTTTTAATTGAAGATTTTCTATAGTTAAACAAAGGCATTTTATTATCATACTGTTCGTTAAAAGTTTGGGTTGTGTGAATTTCTAATTTAAATTCACCCGGGCAAAGTTCTTCTAATTCATTAATAAACTGTTTTGCAGTTCTAATAAACAATTCCTGAGGATGGTGTGCAATAATCCAACGTATCTTCTTTGCCATGTTAACATGTCCTTATTTCAAAGTATTTATCATGTCAATAAAAAAGGGGCACAAGGCCCCTTTAGTATTATTTTATTGACTTTAGGATTAACTAAAGGCGAGGTTTGAAACGGCTATTTCTGAAAGATAGTCACCTGCGTTACCGAAAGATGAAGCTACGTTAGTTAATTCAATGTAACCATAACGAGTCATAAAGCCAACTACTGGTTCAAAAGTTGCTGGATCAAGAACGACACCACTTGACATTAGAGGAATGTATGGGCAGTAGAACGCAGCAGCATCAGCTTCCGAAGTTCCTTTGTAACCAACAAGCACTGGGATAGTGTCGTCAGCATATGAGTCAACATAAACACGCATTGCGCCGTTTAGAGTACCAACAAACTTAGTGTTAGTTGGAGCCTCAAATGAACCTTCAGTTGTACGAGCGAAAGCTGAAGTAGTTGCGCTCTGTAGAACAGTTAGAACAGTTGGGCTTACTACGCACCAGTTACCAGCACCACGACGTGTACGCTGTGCAATTAGGTTAGCAGCACGATTGATTAGAACAGCTAAAGCAGCATGTTCGTCACCAACGAATGTTGCAGTACCACTTACAGTAGCCTGGTTGAAAGTGAATTCACTAGCTGCTAGTGAACGTAGGCTGTATAGGATTTCCTGATCGATTTCAGCAGTAATTTCTTGGGCAAGTGCTGCCATGATTTCTGCTTCAATGTCTAGACCATGCATTGCCTGTGCATCCTGAGCAGCTTCAAAAGTCCAGCGAGCTGATAGCTTGCGAGTCTTAGCTTCTACAGGCTGCTTCAAGATCTGCACGTTCAAACGACGACCTGGAGTACCTTCTAGTGATCCAGTTGTGCCTGCACGACCATCAGCACTTGTAACACCAACTGGTGTTCCAGAATAACCTGATGCAATCTTGAATGGGCTTAGGGCTTCATCACCAATTGAAACGTCAGTACCAGCCTGGCCGCTTCCGTTGCTTGTGAACTGATCAGCATAACGAACACGTAGAGTATGAATCTGTGCTACTGGACCAGTCATTGGCTGCACACCAACGATTTCGTTGGCAATAACAGTTGGCATTACACGTCGAATGACGGGTAGGATAACACGGTTAAGTGTTGCTACGTTACCAGCAGAGGTACCACCAGCAGTAGCACTTTCTGTTAGATAACGCTTTGTATTCTCGAGCACAATGCTCATTGATGTTTTACGGTTGCCGGATAGACCTTCTAGCAAAGCTGCCTTAGTTTCGTTCCAACGTCCTTCTAGTAATTCTTGTGACATTTTACTTTTTCTCCAATGTATTAGTTAGATGATAGGCCAGCTAAACGACGGATATCATAGATATTGTTGTTTCTAGACTGTTCCTGGGTTATTGTTCTATTTCCAGTTACTTCTGTCTTTGCTTCATTCAATGCTGTTTTAGCAGCATGTACTGGAGCATGACCTTCCATAACAGGAGTTAGGTACTTCTTAAATGCGGCCTCTAAGCGATCAGTTGGAGTTGACTCCAAGAGTTGCTTCATGACGTTGGCCTTTTCTTTGCTGAGAGGTTGCATTAATTCGCTAATCTTGTTATGACGCTCGATTGCTTCGTTAATTCTACGGATCTCAGTTTCTTTAGCCTGTGCATTTGCTTCGGCTAACTCGGTTGCCCCACGAGCTTCTGAAAGCTGCTGAGTCATTCTTTCGATGAAACTCTGCATCTTCTTAATCTCAGCGCGTTCGTTGAGGTGTGTGGCAGTGAATTCTGTAGCAAACGCTTCAAAAATTCTACGACCGAAATTGTTTTCTTTAGCTTCTTGGATATCTTCTTTTAACTGCTTGAGTTCTGTACGTAGTGTATCATCAGTCATTCTTTCAACAAGAGCTGAACTACGCTGAATGAATTTCTCACTCAATGACTTCAACTTCTGCTTGCCTTCTACTACTAGCTGTACCTTTGCACGAGCCAAGTCTGCCTTATCTTCAGCAAACTCAACAATCTCCTTACGAAGACCTTCTGTTACAAATGCATCTAGTTTTGCTGTTGCTGACTTAATAGCAGCACGATCACCGTGAAGTTCAGAAATTTCTCTTGCAAGAGCTTCATTTAAGAAGTCTTCAAAATTTGCAGCCTTAGCTAGCATTGCTTCAGTGAACTTTACACGATCTTCAGCGATAGAAGCACGTTCAGCAGCAATCTGTTGGATTTCTGCTGTTAGTGACTCGGATATCATACGATCGAGAGCCTCAACCATTGTTGACTTATCGTGCTCATAACGATTAGCCATTTCTTCACGGATTTCTGCACGAATAACTCCACGTGCCTCTTCAAGCTTAGAATTCCAAGCTTCTTCAAGACTTACACGAGTTTCTTCGTTTAGGATGCCGTTGTCAATTAATGGTTTTAATGCTTCGAACATTATTGTATTCTCCTAAACTTATCTTATCTTTAATTCGTCGATTAATCTTGTAACTTCTTTTGCAAGATACTTCTGTACTTGAGTGTTTCCGTTTAAATCCTTAGCCATCTCTAGTACCCGGTGCCCGCCCTTCATGTTCATGAGACCTTCATAAACAGCAGTTGGATAAGCACTTGGTGCGCTGGGTTGTGCTACGATGTCAACAGTGACAATGTCGAAGTTACTAACTGTGCCGCTTGACTCATTAACATCACCACTTCCGCGGCTGCTAACGCCAAGCTTTACACCAGCATTTAACATTTCACTTACAATCTTACCCATTGGGGTGGGTAATATTTTCATTTTGCCACAGCCTTTTGCATCATCTAACCACATTTCTGTGATAACATGACTTACACGATCTAAATTAATGCGCAGATTAGTTGGATGATCAACTTCACCTAGCACAGAATAACCTTTGCTAATCTGCTCATTTAGATTCTTTACTGCTCTAGCAATCTCATTGGCAGGGTAAACACGCTGATTAGCGTTCTTAACCCCACCTTCAATGAAGATGCCTTTCATATACAGATCTTTTCCTTCATTGATCTTTACCGTTTCCATTCTGGCTTGATCAAAGCTAAGGTGTTCTGTTAAAAAAGGTCTCATCTTAGTTCCTTATTTTAAGTTAATAGAAGTCTTGTTAGTACCAGCTGGCTCGCTGCTTGAAGGCTTCTTAGCACTTGAGAAAGTCTTACCAGCACTTGCACCTGGTGAATTCTCATACTTGTCCTGACCCATCTTCTTTTCGCCCTTAGCATAAACATTGCTTGGCTTCTTGTACTGCTTACCATCTGGGTCTTCGTTAGTTCCGCCCTGAACAAGATTCTTTGCAGATCCGCCCATGTCGTTCTTACCAGCTACAATTGACTTAGTTAATGTTGAACCACCAATTGAACCAGCGCCAACGCCCTGACCTTCAGTGTTGCCAGGTGTTGCAACCTTCTCGACATACTCGCGCATCATGCCTTCTTCTGGCATATCATGCTCTGGCTCATCCTGCTCGTCATGCATTAGACGCTCAAATTCTGCCTTAAGATCATCAAGTGCATCTTCAAGATCAACTACACGATCTTCCATGCTACCTTCGTCATGCTCGTCGCCCATGTTGTTGTCGTCACCGCCAAACTCGTCGCCCATGCCGTCGTCTTCATGATCCATTCCCTCTTCATCAGCGGAAATGTCGCCCATCATGTCGTCAGTCTGATCCATTGACATACCATGTTCATCGCCCATGCCGTCCATGTCTTCAGCTACTAGTTCATTATAGATATCACGTGACTTCTCAACAACAACACTGTGGAAAAGCTCATGTGCCTTTTCAGTTTCATCATTGATGATGTATTCAATTAATTGTTCAAACTTGTTTCGCATGTATCGCTCCTAATAGGTTAATTCTATGCTGTGAAGTTATTTACAGCGTAGTTTATTATTATGGGTAAAATAGGGTTATTTTGAATGATTTGGCAAAGATACGCCTGTTATACTGCTGGCGGCGGCGCGGCATACATTACTTTGACTTTTTCCATCTGCTCTTTGAACTCGTTTGCACGTTGATCGTTCATTTTACGCAATTGATTGATTTGAGCTAATGTCAGCCTGGTCTTACGAAGGTCCTGAATTTTATTCTGGCTCTTGTCCTTAGACAGATCCTGATAACCTTTTTTGTATTCGTCGTAAACTTCATTAAGAAACATTAGTATTGTCCCAACAATTTATTTAGTTATTGAGCTAAAGAAGCATCAGCCCCTGGAGGCTGCGTCGCTGTTGGAGCGGGTGGTCCCCCAGGTCCGCCTGGTGCACCAGCTGGATTAGCTCCTTCTGCACCTGGAATCTCTCCTGATTGATCATCTGCTGTTAAGTCCCCAATTGTATCTAAATCACCTGTAATTCCGCCTGGAGTAATACCGACACTACGCATGTCTGAACCACTAGCTGATTGCTTGTTAGGAGTACCACGCTCTTCATGCCATAACTTTTCATTTTCAGCCATTTCCATCTCAGTTAAACCAAGATACTTTTTAAGCATGAAACGCTTGGACAGAAATTCTGTATCTTTAATGCCACTAAAACCCTGTATACGTTGTGCATTAAGCTCAATGTCACGATAAGCAGCAAAGTTTTGTGGCTCATTGAAACGAATTTCAAACAAGCTGTTGTCTAGATTAAAGCCTCTCCACTTAAGAAATAGCTTAAATTCTTTATCAAATGTCTGTGCAACATACTTCTGTAGTCGCTTGCAATATTCATTGAAACGATATTCCTGAATCAATGCTGTAGTTACTTTACCATCTGTGAATGCACGGTCACTATCTTCTGCACCAGTTGGCAAATAGCTAGATGGGATGCGTAATCCACGATATAACTTGTTTTGAAAATAACGTAGATCGTCAATCTCACCTAAGTTCTGCCCGCCTGGCAATACTTCAACTTTACTTCCTCTACCATCAGCTGACTGAGGGAAGAAATAATCTTCGTTAATGCTTAAGGGATTGTAACTTGCATCCATTAAGTTTTGACCACCACCGCTTTGTGTTGGGATACGACGCTGATGAATTTCATTCTTAACACGCTCTAAGAAGCTCATCTGTAAGTGAGCAGGCATGTTGCCAACGTCAATATGGAAAACACGACGCTCAGGAGCACGTTGTACACGGTAAATTAGCAATGAATCTTCAAGCAATTCTTTCTGCTTGAATACTTTAAAGATACCCTCTAAGATACTAACACCAAATGGCCAGTTAACATCAAGACCTTCAGTTAAGCTTAGATGAACAACATGCTCTGCTTCAACTGGAAATTCATTTGTTCCTGCACCAAAACGTGTGTTTGGACTAAATGTTTCGCCGCCTGCTGTATAGCTACGACTACCACCCATGTATGGAGCAAATGCATAAGTGTCATTTGGGCCAGGTGGCCTTGTAATTGTATCATTCTGTAAATTAGGCTGTAGGTCACGGATATAATAAATTTCAGGAACTTTACCTGCTGATTCGTTAACAACAACTTTGCTAACGCGGTTCATTTCACTCCAAAACCACTTGTATGTTTCTGGATCACGAACAAAAATTTGATCACCATACTTCAATGTATTGCGGAATATTTTAAAAATTTTACGATCAAAGTCGTTAAGAGCATACCAACTGGTTAGCTGCTCTTTAAGAATTGACATTTCATTTTCAGTTGCTTCTTCGTTAAAGTGAAAATCAAATGCTGTATTAGTGTCTTCTGCAACCTGTGTACAGAACTCTGCTAGAATATCTAATGCGCTGTTTACTTCACTGTCGAGATCCATATTCTCATATTGAGTATAACGATCTACTCTATTAGGATGTCCACTGTAGATATCAGGCAACATGCTTTGATAATTTCTAAATGCAGCATTTGCTTGACTGTCGAGATAACCAAAAGTATAGTTTGCAGTTCCACCATTAACAGGGCTCATGCTACCATCGGTTACAATCTTAAAATGTTTTTTCCATCCACTCATTAGTTGTTCCAGCGTATTTTATATTTATATTATTGTTTGTAGGCAAAATTTAAATTATTGTAGATGAACTAAAGTTCCAGTATTTTGATTAACACCATTAATATTTCTATCTATAGATTCTAAATGACGATTTACATCAGTCATCAGTGCCGCTAGACGTTGCACTTCTGCTACCACCGGAGCTGAAGCAGCAGTTGCATCTTCACGTCTTTCCTGTCTAATTTCTTCTATAGTTCTAGGTTGTCTTCCGTTATTACCTGTTGTAGCAGGAGTTTGTTCACGTGCTTGTCGCTGCTCTGGTGTTTCATTAGGAGTTGGACCATTTGGTAATGCAGTTGCTCTGCCATTATAAAAGTTTTCTGCTGCTGCTCGCTGTCCTTCATTAGAATTCATATCAGGAGTAGCAGCTCTAGTAGCACCCGCTGGAGTAGCGGGAGGAATTTGCTGCCCAGGATGAGTTCTTTGCCATTCTTCTCTCTGCTCAGGAGTCATATTAGCAGGCGGAGTTGCAGGTGGAGTTCCAGCTGGTGGAGTGGTTAGTGTTGATCTAGTTGGAACCGGAACATTTTGTCTTCTTGCAAGTTGTTCAA